TACAAGGCTCCATAGATAACTTTCAGATGCCACAGGTACAAGGCAGTATGTTTGATGCTCCACCACCCAGCATGGCTCCACCGCCTACCCTAGCTCCACCGCCTACCCTAGCTCCACAGCAAATGGTATCTCCTACCCTTCTTCCTAACGAAGACGACAGAGAGATTGCCATGAGGCAACAGGCTGGTATTGCTGGTTTAGTCTAAAGATTCGGTTGCTTTGATCATCGCACCAACAACTTCAAAGTCCAGATCATAACCCATCGTGGTTTCTCCATCTATTTCTACTTCTAAGTTTCTTGACATCAATCGTAGCAATGCCACTTGGTGATGCAGTGTTAACCGACTGAACAGTTCTATAACCTCTGGTGCTTCGACCACAGGCTTATAACTTTGAGGGATTGGTTTCTTAGTCATAATGCTTTTGAAAAACATTACGCTTCGACAACACTTAGTGCACTTAAACGTCTGTGTTCTTTTTCAATCAGAACCTTGAGTTGATCAATTTTTGATCGATGCTCTTGTCCACATATATCTTGAAGAAGATCATAAGTCTTAACGTCTACTGCTAAACTTTTCCTTATCTTGTTACTTTCATCTATCATTTGATTTTCCATGGTGTGAAGTTTACTGTAGTTTGCAACAATTTACAAATAAGTATTAAAAAATATATGATAAACTACAAGCATGTACAAACTCAAAAACTATTTACTCAGCATGCAATCGCACTGGATGATCAACCAGAACACCTACAATGCCGTACAGGAAACTATGCCACTGGTTGCTAAGTTTCGAGCTGGCAAAGGCATAGAACCAATGGACAAGACTCCTGTGCATCAGATTGTTAAGAAAGTATTTCCTGATGTGTACACCGTGCCGTTGTTTCGCAGACACTTTTGCAAGCTCTTAATAAAAGAGATAGAGCTGATGAAGAGGGAGATTGAGTTTGAAGGCAACGAAGACGAAGACGATCTAAGGCAGATACCAGAGATAGTGTTGTTGGAGCACTGTCCAGAGCTGTACCGCAACATGTGGTTTGTTGTACAAACGGTTCTCAATCCTATCTTCAATGCAATTTGGCAACGTGACTGCAAAGACCCAGCCAGCATCCAGATCGCTAACTACAATATAAAAGAGAAGCAACAGGGTGCTTGGCACCACGACCACAGTGCTGACATCAGTGTGGTGGTTCCTCTTAACACAGGCTCTTATGAAGGTGGAGGCACTGCTTTTCACAACCACGGTTCACTGAAGCCCATACCGAATGGTCACGCCCTGATCTTCCCTAGCTTTACCAATCTGCACAAAGGACTGCCAGTAGGAACTGGCGACAGATACTTGTTGGTCTTTTGGCTGTGCGACAAAAAACGCATGGTGGATTTGGTTGAATACATCCCTTAAAGTTAATTAATATTTCTTTGTGCAAATACTTGCACATTCCTACACATTTGCTATTATGTGTATGTGAGATTAATAAACAAAGGAGAAAAAATAATGAAATCACAATTGTTAAAAGAGATAGGTCATCCATCGGCTGGTGGTAAGTGGGGTTACAAATACAAAGGTTATTACATCGTTCCTAACCATGGCAGCGGCTATGAAAAAGTTGAGTGGTATGACTTCTACACACCTTATTGTCAAAGTATAGATTTAGTCGGTAATAGAAGAGATTATACAACCTTAGAACATGCTAAGAGCTTTGTTACTTGGCGTATAGAAGATGCTATTAATGATTATGAAAAGCAATGGGCACAGGAGGTGGCGTAATGAAATATCTATATATAACAGACATACAATCAGACGACTTGAAAAATGATAAGTGGCTTTACAGCGAAACTATGGAGGATGCTTATGACGAACTTGCTACTATTGTTAAAGAATCCGCAGTGTATGGTACTGATTGGATAAGTCATGTAGAACTAAGCGAGATTGAAATACATGAAGAAGATTACACCCGCACTTTAATTGAACTAGCAAATGGAGAATTCCTAGACCCAGAAATACGAAGAAAAAGAAATAAGTTTTTCTCTATGTCAGCAGACTCAAAAAGAGGTTTTGATTGGCAGCTACTTAAACTTATGAGTGCTTACGATTATGAACAGGAAATTAGTCGTGAGCATGACGAAGAAGAAAAAGAATGGCTAGAGCAAGCTGCTGCTAAAAAGGATGCAGAAGAAAAAGCTAGGATTGAACGCTTCAATAGAAAATCGGAGCAAGACTAATGACTAAATTTACAACCATTGAGCCTAACCAAAATCACAGGTTTGTTGAAAGGCAACAAGAAAATCTTGGTATAACTGACAAAGAAAGAGCCAAGAAAAGAGAGCAGATTAAACGCAGAAATAAAAAGAGGGGTGAGTAATGAAAAGATGGCAAGGATTGTTGGTGGCGGTGTTTGTGATTGCAATGCTAGGCATTGTAGGAAAGATGGACATGGAAGACGAGCTGATAGCTCAACAACATTACACCGACATGGTGTGTGCTGGTTACTACCCAGACTACAAAGACCTAGAGCCTAGCTGTAACTAATACAGGTCACCTAGCTCTACCGTTTGTATTCCTTTCACGTTGTAGGGCAAATACTCTCCAGTCTCTTTGGCTTTTAACAAAGCATGCAATGCTTGTTCGTTCTTAGCCTCACCATACTTCAAGGCTTCTTTAGACATCTCGTAGATAACGTAAGGATAAGGCTGTGCCTTCTCTTGTGCTAGGAATGAAAAGCCTTCAGCTGGTAAACCAACCGCACGACACGCATCCAGATACAAAGACGCTTGCATGTGGTAACGGAAGTTGTTTATCGCTTGTTTGAAGCCTCTAGGAGAAGCGTCACGGCACGTTTTTAAATCCCATACCCTCTTGCCATCGTACCAATCCAATCGTGATTTAAACGGATGTCCGTGATACAAGTAACACAACGTCAGCTCTGTCCTGTCGTCCTTGCCGTCTGGCACCAGATCAACGATGGTTTCTCTACGCTCCATGCAAGTGTCGTACAAAGACCTAGGGATTGGTGTCAGGTTGCCAACTTCTTCCAAGAACTCAGCGTGAGCTGTCTTGCCGTCTTTGGTTCTACGGTCAAACTTGGGCTCTATGATGAACTCCTTGTGGAAGTTGTGGAACTCTAGGAACACGGTGTGTTGCACACGACCTTCCAGCAACGCTGGTGAGTCTTTGAATCCTTTGCGGTTCTTCCAAGTGTACAAACATTTGTCCACATCCTTTATGTCCGATGCTCGGTAAGCTGGTATCTCGTTGTACTCTTCAAACGGCATGTCCTCGTATATTCCTACTTTAAACTCCATCTTCCATCTCCTTCATTTGTTCTTCTGTTACGTCAAAGCAATTCATATTGCCAGCTACTGTTCGTCTCTCACCCAAACCGAAGAAAGGATAAACCGCATGTTGCATCCACGATGGAAACAACAGCAACTTACCCTCCTCTGGTTTTACATACCGAGACTGAGAAGGTCTTAACCTCTCTGGGTCTGAGGTTTGGTTAAGACCGTATGTAAAATTGATGTACCCATCTATGGCTCCAGATGAGTTGTATAAATTGTAATCTTCTATTTCTTTACCATCTGCTGTCTTACCTATTTGCTCTGGTACTTTTGTCCAAGTAGTAAAACTGATGCCCATAGGCGATGCTGTCAGGTGGTCGTGGATAGGATTGTAGTCGCCTTCATAGGAATGAACCGACCAGAGTTTGTCTGTCACGACTTGCTTGGGCTTTATCATTGTCCCAGTTTGTTCCACAAAGTGTCTGAGATAGGCTACCCCTAAGTTCTCAACCATAAGTCTAAAGTCTTTTAGATCGTCACACGCAAAATCCATAGACAGCTGTTCACCTTGGTGTATCTGTCCGACCAGATCGCCACTCAAGGATTCTCTGTCTGGATTCTTCAGCTCTGTGTCTAGGTGAGTATTTAATGTTTGCACCACTTCTTCTGACATCTGATGTTGCATCATAATTGCAGCTGGTAAGTTGTAGATGTCGTATTGTAAATTACTCAATGAGTTTCTCTTGTTCTCTCAGTCGTTGCAGTTCTTCTATTAACTTACTGTCGTACCATTGGTTCTTCTGTAAGTCCTCTATCTCTTTGCCTGTATCTTTATGCTTGTATTTAAACCTGTGCATGTATTTGATCGAAGCTCCTTCTAAGTAGTATCTGAAATTGTCGCCAAGTTGTTGTTGTATGTAGTCGATACATTCTATGTCGCCTTCATAATGTGGTGGATGATTAACCATGTCTTTTTGCATTTTGTGTCCAGAAAAGTGTGAGCGATTCCATTTGAGTGTGAGATCAAAAAAGGAAAAGGGAATCGCCCACGGAAATTTAACTAAAACGGTAAGTCGTTTTCATCGTCATCGTTTGCTAGATCAGCTAACGATTCGCTGTTGCTTTCTTCTATTACCTCTGACTTAACAACGTCTGATTCGTTGCCTTCTTGTACAGCTGCTTTGTGTTCAAAGCTGTCTTCGATGTCTTTTTGTAGCCATTCTTGAAAACCTACAAATACATCGCACATGGCTTTGGTTTCATCAGAAGACTTGCCTCTAAACTCATCGTTGTAAACGTCCAGATCAAACAAGACCTGTTCGTTCTTAGTAGCTACTTTTTGTACACCGCCTTCAGGGTAACGTATGCCTATGATCTTTTCATTGCCACCTGATGTGTGTCCAACTTCTATGTCTCCCGAACAACCCAACAGATTGCTTATATCAAAGCCAGCTTCTTCTTCCTCTGTGAAATTTTTGTTTCTCCACGACTCCAAGTGTTTTCTTAAAGATGCCATCGTTGACAATGACGCTGTGTACGTCTGGCTGACAGAAAAAGGTCTGCCGTCTGCCATCATTTCACTGGTGGTTTCAAAAGTTATTCTGACTTGTTTCTTCTTAGAAACCTTGCCTTCGTACTCCTGATTTGTGGTACCCATGTCTACTATTTGATAGCAGATTGCTGCGTATCTTCCTTTGTCTAGCTTTTCAAAATCGCCAGTACTTTTTATTGTTAAGCTCATAATGTCTCCTAATTGTGTTTGCTAAGTTAAATAAAATCTTGTACTATTTTACATACTTTACCAAAAACCACAACGACCAAAATAAAAAGAGATAATTGATGTCACTTAAAATAACACGACCAACCAAGAATTTTGATAGACCTTTAACAGTAGATTACCAAGT